ACGCTGGCCTTCGCGACCTGCTGGTAGTCCAGAAACAGCTGGTTGGCGTGGGTCATCGCCGTGTCCCACTGGCCGCCCAAGAGCATCTTTTCTTGCGCGGCGAGGCTGATGGTCGACTGCTCAATACTCGAGTTGAAGTCGATGAACAGAGACTTCCCGACCCGGAGCGCGCCGTACCCGACCAGCGCCGTCCCGACGCCGCGAAGCGCCGACATCAGGCCGCCGGTCGACCTCGCCGCGCGGTCGGCACTGGCGCCGATCTTGTCGTGAGCGGGCGACGCAGAATCACGAGTCCTATAAAGAACTTCGATTGCGTAGGTCGTCGTGGCCCCGCTCATCGCCGCGTCACTCCTCCGGGTTCATCTGCCCTGCACCGCTGCCATAGATCATGTCGTGGTAGGCACTTACCGACTTCGCCAGGTGGTACCGGTCGTGCATCGAGAGCCGCCGGTACGCATCGAGCGTCATCCCCTGCCGGCCGACCATCACCCAAGCGCCCAAGAGCCGCCGGCGCGTGGCCCGGTAACAGGGGAAGGGCTCGCCTACGCGCTCTTCGCCGTCGCCGTCGGCTCCAGCGTCCTCGGGTCGACGGCCTCCCCTTCCCCCACGTCACCGAGCACCTGGTTGAGCTTCGCGAAGCAGCGCAGCGCGAACTCCTTCGACTTCGTGGGCCACCGGTCGAACTCGTCCCAGGGCGGATCGACTTCGACCCGCTCGCCGTCGGCGTAGACGATCTCGACCGTGCCCTGCTTGAAGAGCTCGCGCGTGAACGCGCTCTCGCCCTTCTTGCTCACGTCGGCGGCGCGCGCGGCGTTCTCCTCGTCCTCGCCGTCCGTCTCGCGGACGACGAGGCTCTTCAGCCCGCGTCCCTGGCCGTCGTGGCAGCCCTTGGGGAACGGGTAGCGCATGTGGAGCAGGTGCGGGTTCCGATTGTGTGCCATCAGCCTGTGTGCCCTTCAGACCGGTCGCCCGGTCGCTACTGCGAAACGATGCGAGCGCTGACCTCGCAGAAGCCCTTCCACGAGCTCCCGACGTTGTCCTTGCGGCCGCCACCGCGCTCGCCCGGCGCCAGCGTGACGTCGGGCCAGACCTCGTTGCGCGTGCCGACGCCCGGCTTGCGGTACTTGTTCTTCGCCTTGATGCTCGCCACCGGCGGAGCGAGCCCGTTCTCCTCGCGCTGCATGATGAGCGCGCGGAGGTTGAGGACCTGGTCGTCGTCCTCGTCGCAGTCGAACGACAGCATGGTGCCGTTCGTCTGCGGGTTCGCCAGGCTGGTTCGCCGGCCGATGTAGTCGTTCATCTGCAGGTCGAAGTCCGGGCTCTCGGAGAAATTCTTCACCAGCAGGGTGAAGCGCTTCCCGTCGACCGTGATGAAGAGGGTCCGCTCGGACCCACGAATCGCTGCGCTCGCCATCGACGTCCTCCTTCAGCGCCTACGCGGCGTCCTGCGCGATCGTCACGCCAGTGCCGATCTGGGTCTTGAGCACGATGCCGAGCGCGTGCCCGATGAGCCGCACGCGCGTCTGGATGAACTCCAGGCCGGCGGCGCGCTGCGTGTCGTTGTTGACGGTGGCGCCCTGGTCGACGGCGAAGGACGCGACGATGCGCTGCGAGCGCTTGAAGCCGTCGAGGAACGAGACGACCTCGCCGCCCATGTCCGAGCGCAAGTCCTCGGTGTTGGGCTCCTTGACGTAGTCGACGAGGCGCGCGGCGATCGAGAGCTGCAGGAAGTCGGTCTGGCGGCGCCGCGCGATCTCCTGCTTGCCGCTCGTCAGGCACGTGGTGACGCCCGAGACGAACACGAAGCCGCCCGTGGCGTGGCGCTCGAGCGCCGAGACGCCGGCGGCCTTGAGGTCCTTGTAGTCGTCGCGCGTGAGCGTCTCGAACGTGAGCTTGGTGACGCCCGCGTTCACCGCCTTGGTGCGGTTCGACCCGACGTGCTGGTCGACGGCGGTCTGGCTGAAGCACGCAGCCATCTGGTGGTGGGGCGGCACCTGGATCGACGCGCCCGTCTGCGAGTCCGTCTTGTACGGGCTGTTGAAGCAGTAGACGAGACGCCCTTCGGTGTCGCGGTAGTTCACGGCGTCGGAGACCACGGCGGCCTTGGCGGTCGCGTGGGTGCCGTTCCAGATGAGGTACATCCGGTCCGTCGCCACCGCGGCCTTGGTCTTCAGCGCGCCGTTGATGGTGGCGCCCGCGCGCTCGGCGACGAGCATGACCGCGATCCCGCTGTAGGCGGCGAGCTGGTCGATGGCGCGGTTCGTGGCGGTGTAGTCGGTGTCGGCGATGGCGCCGTCGGCGCCGAGGACCGCCACGAAAGACGCCACCGTCTGGCCCAGCGTGATGTAGCCGTCGACGTCGAGGCCGGCCATGCCCGCCGTGAGCGGCGTGCCGTCCGCGAGCTTGGTGAGCGTGATCACGTTGCCCGGATCGTCGCCCAGCACGAGGAGCGAGTTGTCGGTGCCGACGCGCAGGTCGAGGTTCTCGTAGAGCTTCACCTGCCCGAGGTACTTCACGCGCAGGTTGAACTTGCCCGACGTGCCGTCGGTGGCGGCCTCGACCTTGAGCTTCACGCCCGTCGCGGCACCGGCGGTCGTGTTGCCGCCCCAGGCACCGGGGCTCGAAGCGTCGACGCGCACGATCTGCACGCCCGCGCCGCCGGCAGCATCCTCGAGCGTGAACGAGGCCTTCACGGCGGCGGCAGCGGCAGCGCGCACGGCGATGACCTTGCCGAGCGGGTTGGAGAGGAAGAACTTCCAAACCTCGCCGATGATGGCGCCGCCCGTCCCGTCGGCGGTGTAGTCCCTCGCGCCGAAGACCTCGAGGAAGCGGCCGAAGGAGGTGATCTCGATGGGGGTGTCGACGGGGCCGCGCACGCACGCGCCGGCGATGCCGACGGTGTTGAGCTGCACGCCCTGGACGGCGCCCGGCGGATTCTGCTCGGTGACGTAGACGCCCTCGAGCGCGGTGTACTGGGATGGATCGCTAGTGAAAAACACCCCCGGCATCAGCGTTCCCCCTTCTTGCGGTAGTACCGCTCGAGCGCCCTTCGGCGGCTGCACGGCTTACAGACACGAGACCCGGGTGGGTACTCGTGGCCATCGGCGCAATGTGTCTTGGAATCGGGTCGCCAGCCTGGAGAGTTCGCGGCCTTCCGATACGTCTTACGCGCGCTATCGCGTTCGCAGGCGCGGCAAGAACGCATCTCGACGTCGCCGCGACGCTGCACGCGCGTGTTCTCCGGCGTGTACTCATGCCCCTTCGGGCAGTGGGTCTTCGCGGCGTTTCTGGCGCCGCCCAAGCCGCGCTGCGAATTCATGCGGGCGGTCACCGGCTCAAGGTGGTCAGGATTCACGCAGCAGCGCGTGCGGCACTTGTGGTCAAGCACCAATCCGCCGGGGATCTCGCCCCTGAGCACGCGGTAGACGACTCGATGGGCATTCTGCTGCCGACCGTTCAGGCAGGACGAGCCATAGCCGTTGTCCTGGAGCGCGCCCATCCAGAGCCAGCAGCCGCTCATCGGCTCCGGCACGATCTTCGACTGCAGGCGCTCTGGAAGGTCGAGCAGGTTCACGGCAGCCAACCTGCGTCGCTACCCTGACCCATCAGGGCACCTTCGTCAGCGTGCCGTCTTCGTTCACGCGAACCGTCTCGACCGCAGGGGTCGTGCTGGTCATGTCCTCGGTGAACGCGATGCGCAGGTCGCTCAGCGTGTACGTGGGCACTCGTACGAGCGCAGGGATCCACCCGCTGAGCGTCATGACGGACCAGAACTTCTTGTCGAAGGCCATCTCGTCGTTCCAGCCCTCGTCGTCGATCTCCCACGCCGCGACCGTGCCGAAGCACTCGGGCAGGTCTGTGACGAGGATGCCCGGGCGGTAGCCGGTGCCGAGGAAGGCGCCGAGCAACTGCTCGCCCAGGTCGACGCGCTGGCGCTGCGTGGGCGCACCCAGGCGCAGCTGCACGAGCGGCGCGAAGTGGCCGACGTCGAAGACCGTCGCGCCAGCGTCCTGCACGACCTTGCGCCGGTCGTAGGCCTTGAAGGGCGCGCGGACCATGCGGACGCCGAGCTTGGGCCACTTCATGGCCTCGTCGCGGTCGGCTTCGACGGTGATGCGGTCCTTGAGCGCCGGGCACGCGAGCTCGAGCGCGGCGACCAGGCGCGCGAGCGCGTGGGTCCTGACTGCGACGACGGTCACCGCTTCCCCCGCGGTGGCTTCTCGATCGCCTTCTTCATCTCGCGGTCGAGCTCGGCCTCGGCGAGCCGCAGGAGCTCGGGGATCTCGGCGCGCACGAAGAAGGTGGGCGCCTGGCCGCGCGTGCGCAGCCGCCACGCAATCGCCTGCGCGATGCGCTTCGCCTCGACCTCGTCGACGCCGAGCTTGCGCATGGCCCACTGCTGGAGCGCCTCCATGCCCTCGGCACTCACCCGGTGCGGCCGCGCGCCCTGCTCGACGATGCCGGCATGGGGCGCGTCGTTGAACAGGCGCGGCACGCGGTCGCCGGCCATCTTCCAGGAGTTGCGGAGCTGGCCCATGTCGGTCGGCGTCTTGCCGGGCAGGTGGGCCAGGCCGCGGCGCGCGCCGGCGCGCAGGCCAGCGGTCACCGCCCTGGGGAAGTCCTTCTGCTGCTGCTTCAGCAGGCCGGCGAGCTGGCGCGGCGTGACATGGATGGTCGTCATCAGAGCGCCTCTGCATCGCTGGCGCGCTGGAGGTTGAACGTCCAGCCGATGGTCTTCGTGCGGTCCGGCCACGGCGACCCCTCGAGCACGAAGTCGCGAACCCGGATGCCCTGGCCGTAGGCGTCCTTGATGCGGATCAGCCACTCTTCCGTGCGCTGGCGCCCGGGGCCAGTGATCTCCGCCTCCGTGTACGTCAGCGAGAGCTCGCTCACGCGCACGACGTCGGCCTCGTCGAGGCCGGAGGGCTCGAGGCGGTCGACGCGCTTGAAGGCCTCGACCAGCGGCTGCGGGGTGAGCTCGGTCTCGACCTCGTTGAAGGTTCCATCGCCGCGCTCCTCGCCCGACCACGTGCGCAGCACGGTGAAGACGCGGAACTGCCGCACGCCGAGCGCGGGATGGAGGTCGCCGCGAACGTCGTCGATGACGCTCAGCAGGTCGTCGACGAGGTTCTGCGGGTCGAGGAGGGCTGACCCGGGCATGGGTTACCCGAGGGCGTGGACAGCGTCGACGGTGGCCACCGGCGCGCCGCTGGTGAAGGCGGTGGTGTTCGCGCGCATGCGCATGCAGGGCTTGGTGATCTCCAGCGTCGAGCCCGCCGTGGTGATGGGCGCGCCCTCGTTGAACCAGCGCGCGCCGGTGGCGTCCGGCGAGATCTGGATCTGGATGGTCGCGACGAACGTCCCGTCGACGTAGACCGTCTTGCGGTCGTACTTCGACAGGTCGATCGCGCCACCAGCGGCGACCGACGCGGGGACGGCCAGGACGTAGGCGTGGACCTGAGCCACGGCTCAGACCTCCGGCAGCGTCTCGATGCCGTAGTGCGAGGCAGCCGGGACGCCGCTCGTGAAGGCCGAGGTGTTGATGCGGATGAACTTCGCCCGCCCGGAGACCTTCTGGACGATGGGCGCGCTGATGTTCGCACCGTCCTGCGCCCAGGTGACGCCGTCGTTCGACAGCTGCACCTGCAGGGTGGCGACGAAGGTGCCGGTCACGGTCACCCAGCCATCGAACTCGAAGATCTGGGACACGTCCTGCGCGGCGCCGGCGGCGACGCTGGCGGGAACCGCGAGGGTCTTGGTAACGGGTCGGCGAGCCATGGTCGTTCTCCTTCAAGAACCCGGTGCCACGCGCGGCACCTCTGGGGCACAGGTCAGAGGCGCCGCGCGCGCGCCGGAAGAAATCACCCGATGGGCAGCCAGTTGTCGCCGCCCGAGAAACCGTCCAGGGACATGGAGCCACTCGGCCCCGTGGCGCTGAACGCGTCGTGCCGGATCTCGACGCCCAGCATGGAGGCGATGCGCCCCGCCGCCTGGCGTCCTGCACTGCGGAGGAGGCCGAATTCGGTCGCCCCCTGCAGCTCGATGGAGCCCACCTTCGCCGCCTTCCAGCGGCGACGTGCGGCGTCCATCTCCGTCTCGAGGCTCGCGATGCGCGTGAGCTCCACGCGAATCTCGGTCTCGGTCTCGGTCGCGATGGCGTTCATCGCCTGCTCGAGGCGCGAGTCGGTCTGGTAGTACCGGCCGGACCAGCCCAGGTACTTCCGCACCGACTGGCGCTCTGGCAGCGTGAACGCCATGGCCTACTCGTCCGCCCTCGCCTTGGGCTTGGCGGCCGCCTTCTTGGCCGCCTGCGCGGCCGCGATCTCGGCGACGCCGGGCGCGAGGCCCTGCGCCTCGAAGTCGGCCACCGTGGGTGACGCCTTGGGCGGCACCAGCGGCAGCACCGGCAGCTTCGTCACGTCGTCGACCGGGACGAGCTGCGGCGCGAGCTGCGTGATGAGCGGCTCGCGGTACTTGCCCTCGACCTGGGCCTGGCGGCGCCGGCAGTACTCCTGCGGCACGTCGACTTCCTCGCCGGGGCCGACGGGACCGGGGAGGATTCCATCCGCGCGAATCGTGTCGCCGGTGGGGTTCTTGTAGCGGATCGTCTTCATCGCCTCGCTCCTTCTGTGCCCGCCCATCGGTCAACCGACGGGCGAAAGGGGACTAGGTCTGGAGGTCCGTGAGGAAGCCCGTCGCCTGCGGGCGCTTCACGCGGACCTGCGGGTAGCAGTAGTTGGCGAAGTTGTAGAGGTCGCCACCGATCTGCAGCGGCTGGCAGCGCGCGGTGAGCTTGGTGTTCGTCTCGCCGTACTGCGTCTCCTCGGTGCCCTTGAGCTCCACCTGGCCCATGGCGCGGTTGATCGCGTCCTCGGGCGAGGGCAGCTGGAAGACGTCCATGTAGCGGCTGTTGCCGAAGATCATGGCGTCGGGGCAGCTCACGTCCTCGATCAGCGGGATGCCGTCGAACTCCAGCACCTGGTAGCCGCCGTCGAGCACGATCTTGCGACCGCGGAGCGTGACGTCCTCCATGTAGCGGCGCTTGTCGCCCAGGAGGTTGCCGTACACCTCGAAGATGGCCGGCGAGCACAGGATGAAGTCGGGCTTGAGGCCCGACGCCACGTAGATCGTGGTGCGCATCCGGCGCATGAGCGCGATCGAGAGCGGACGGAGGATGCCGCCGTTCGCCAGCTCGTTGCCGCTCCACTGCGTGAAGGTGCCGCGGTTGATGCCGGCGTAGGTGCCGGCCGCGCGCGTGCCGCCCGCGGTGGCGGTGATGCCCAGCATGCGGTTGCCCGTGCCGGGTCCCGAGTAGATGTCCTGCGCCACGGCCATCGCCAGGCGCGGGATCGACTCGCGCATCTCCTCCTCGAAGAGGTTGGCGATCTGCTGCGGGTTGCCCGCGGCCGCGGCCTTCGCGACGGCCATGCCGGTGACGCCGAACGCGTCGTGGTAGGTCGTGTAGTCCAGCAGCGCCGGCACCTTGGTGTCGGAGTTGAAGGTCACGACCGCGGCGCCGTCGGCGAGCGCGGCCGTCGCGGGCGTCGCCGCGGTGCCGAACTTCTCGGCCCACTGGAGGACGGGCGAGTTGGCCTTCTTGACCGGAAGGATCTGGAAGACCGGCGTCGAACGGTTGATGTTCGACGTCAGGTCGTCGTCGAAGCGCTGGTTCAGAACTGCCGCAATGGCGGCGACGTTGGCGGCGGACATGGCGATTCCCTCACCGGGTGCGAACGGGTTGCTTCTCCGCCGCTGTCTCGCTGCGACGCGCGTGCAGTCGCCGAACAGGCCGACCGTGGTGCCGGTATGTCGCCCCGACGCGCGTGCAGCCCGGTGAGGGGCCGTGTGCCACCTGTGACGTCGGTGGCGTACGTGCGGTCCGCTCGCGCGAACCGTGGTGCTACCTATGCGTTCTCAAGAAGGCGCGAAGCCTACTCAAGAGAAATCGACTACGGCTGTCCGGGGACCTTGCCATTGACGATGGCAGCGAGCAGGTTCCCGGCGAACTGGTCGTTCGTCATCTTCCCGCCGTTGGCCTGGCCGCTGTTGCCGGCCTTCTGCTGGCCGGCACCCGAGCCGCCGGCGCCCGTCGCGGGCAGGAACGTCTTCCCCTCGTCGGTCTTCGCCCACTCGGCGATGCCCTTCGCGAGCGGCATCTCCTCGTCACCGGCGTCACTGCGCTTCACGAACAGGATGTTGCCGGCGTCGTCGCGCTTGATGCGGTTCTCTCCACGGTGCGTGTGGAGCGCAGAACGGATTCGCACCTCGTCCTTCACGCCTGCGGCCATGAGCGCCGACTTGAGCGCGTCGTCTTCCTCACCGCGGGAGCGCTTCGCCTCGGTCTCCAGTTGCTTCGCCTCGGAGAGCTCGCGCTTCTTCCGCTCATCGGCGAGCTGCTTCTCCAGCGTCTTCATCCGCTGCGAGACCTCGTCGGAGACTTGCGCGCCCTTCCCCTTGCCCTGGCCGCCACTGCTGGCGCCCGCGCCGGTCTCGTCGCCGTCGCCCTCGTCACCGGCGCCCTGCGAGGCCTTGATGCCCGCGAGCACCTGCGCGCCGATCGTCTCGGCCAGCCTCGGGGTCATCCGGGTGAGGTGACCGCTGATCGCCTTGTTCAGGCGCGTGTCGATCGCCTTCCCGATGCGCTCCTCGAGAGCGGCCTCCTCGGCCTCGATCTCCTCGGGGGTCTTCGCGCCACCGCCGCCCTTGCCGTCGTTGGGCGGCGCCATCAGCATCCGAATGAACATGTCGTCTCCTGTGCCCTGCTAGGAGACGAACGTGCGCAGGGACCCTGACCTACTCGTCGTGCTCGATCGCGTAGATGGCGTCGATGAGCTCGCGCGGGTTGTCCTGCAGCATGAAGATCATCTCGTACATGCTCGGCGCCCACCGCCCAGCCGCCTTCTCTTGGCGGTAGTAGGCCACCGCCGCGTCGACGTCGTTACGCTCGAACTCCTCGAGGTGGATCTCACGGCTTCCGGTGCCGACGCCCGCCAAGCGTGCGGAGTGCTCGACCGTGGCGTTGATGAACCACTCGTAGTTCGTCGCCAGCGTGAAGTGGAACGGGTCGGGGATGTTGAACCGGCGCTCCATGGTGGCGCGCGCCGCCAGCTCGGTGCTGACCTCCTCGGCCACGAGTCCCACCACCGACCTATCTTGGTACACCTGCGGCGTGATCGGGCTGTGGCCATGGTAGGTCTCGTGCACCAGGTCGTTCATGGCCCGCGACCGCCTGCTCAGCAGCGCTGCGCCCAGCTGCTTGGAGGTGCGCCTCCGCGCTCGGCCCGCGCATCGCGAGGGCCCGCGCCGCCGCCTCCTTGGTCGCCCGCTCGCGCGCCTCGGCCTCGAGCCTGCGTCGTTCCTCTTCGCGCCGCCGCTCGAGCTCCGCCTCGCGCGCGCGCCGTGCCTCCTCCTGCTCGGCGACACGCCGCCTGACCTCGGCCTCGTGCGCCGCGCGCTTCTTCTCGGCCTCGCTCTCCGTCTTGACGATGGGCTCGGGTGGCGCCGAGCGCACGGAGGTGCCCCACTCCTCGTGCCACGGCGTGAGCGCGCAACGGCAGTTGTGAACCACAAACCCGCCGGCCACGTACGACTCGTCATCGGCGACCTGGAAGTTGTAGACGGCACCGACGAACGCCACGCGAGTCAGGACAGGGTTGCTGCGCACGACTTTTCCATGTCGCAGCGACATCACCTGCCGGAGTCGGAACTCGTTACCCTCTACCTCGCGGGCGAGACTACCGTCTCGCTCGCCAAGCGCTACGGATGCAGCCGCCGCCCCATCGATCGCATCCTCCATGCCCACGGCGTGATGCGAGACGCCGCCGCCGACAATGCCCGACGCTATTCGACGATGAGCCCAGCACAGCGGTTGGCCCAGGTGACCAGCGCCCACGCGGCCGTGCGCGGCAAGCCGAAGCCCCATGAGATGCTCGAACGCATGGCCAAGGTACGCGAGGGCCGCAGCTATTCGTCCGCCGAGGCCGCCCTGTGCGCGGCGCTCTCGCATCTCGGCGCGGTGGCCTCGCTCGCCGTGAGCAAGTTCAACATCGACGTGGCGCTGCCGTCGTTCATGGTGGCCGTCGAAGTGGACGGCGGCGGCTGGCACCGCAGCGGGCGCAAACTCGCGCAGGACCACGCCAAGGAGGCCGTGCTCGTGGCGCTCGGGTGGCGAATCGTGCGCTACGAGCGAAACGCCCTCAAGTACGTAGGGCTGTGCGCCCGCGATGCCGAGATCCTCTGCATCGACCCATCCGCGTGGGGTGGCGAATGGGTGATTCGGCGTGGTGCGAACGACGTGGCCCCGCCACTCGAGCGCGACCAAGCCACCGGTCGTATGCTGCCGCGACAGGGCCACGACCGGGCGCCAGCGCATGCGATGCGTCCACACAAGATCGCCGACCTCGACTGACTCAATCGCCACGTGCCCGCGCGCGGTGAGGACCGTCGTGCCCGCCGGAAAGCAGTTCGGATGCGCTGGTGGGTGCTCGTAGCCGCCGGCGAAGCGCCCGCTCACCTTCGCCGTCTGGCCGTCGAGCGAGCGGCAGAGCTTGCACAGGCGCCAGTCGAGCGCCGCGTCCCAGCGCTTCAGGTAGCCAGGGTCCTCGGCGTGCGCCTCCGCGAGCGCGTCGTGAGCGACGACGTTGTAGGCGTTGATGGTCTCGGTGCGGACGACCGTCGCGGCTCGGCTGCGGTACCGCCGGAACAGACCCTCGGCGATGTGCTCAGAGACGGCGCCGCGGTCACCCTCGATCCCGCGCACGGTGACCATGCCCTTCGGCCCGCCGTGGCGCATGAGCCGCCGGGTGAGCTGGTCGAAGGTCTCGCCGCGCGCCACGCCCACCGCCAGCTCGCGCTGGATGTCGCGCGTGACGTGGTCGCCGTATCGCTGCGCGCTGGCCCTGAACCGCGGGATGAGCGCCTTCCGTCCCTCGGCGAGCACGGCCGCGGGGCGGATGGGCATCGGCCGCAGCGAGCCCTCGAATAGCATGCTGAACTGCTCGGCCTGGCGCGCGAGGTGGCCCAGCGCGAGCGAGCCCGCCTCCGCGCCGGCGGAGTTCAGCACGTCGAAGAGCGCCGGGTTCAGCCCCTTCGCGGTGCGCAGCGCCTGGCGGATCTGCACGAGCGCCACGCGGTACTGCTGGGCGCCAAACCGCGCTGCCCCATTTTCCACGGTGCGCAGCCACTTCGCCAGGTCCTGGGCGAGTTCGCGCTCGGCCTGGAAAAGGACGGGACCGATCGCGCGCAGCGCCGGCCCGGGCAGGCTGGCGACTTCCGCCGCCGTCTGCTCGAGCAGCGCGCGCGCGGTCTGTACGCCTGCGCGGCGGCGCACCATCGGCTACGCCCCGGACGAGTAGGACAGCTTGCCGGGGGTCGACTTCGCCGGCGGCGTCACGGGCTCGCCGTCCGGGTCGTCGTCGCCGGCCCCGGCACCGTCCGCCGGCACCTCGCCGGGCAGCAGCGGCATGAGCGACTCCGCGGTGATGGCCTGCTCGAGCTCGGTGTGGATCTTCTCGAGCATCTCGGGCGTGGCGCGCTCGCCGAGCTGGCGGCGCGCGAGCTCGTACTTGCGCTCGACCTGGAACGTCGCCGACGGGATCGGGATGGTCTCGAGCACGGCCTCCTGCTCGACCAGGGCGTCGAGCGACACGTCCTCGTAGCTCTCCATGCCCTGCGCTTTCCACTTCAGGCCCTTGTCGCCGCGCCCGACCGCCGCCATGGCCATCACCGCCACGGCGTGGTCGCGCACGTAGCCGCCCAGCGCGGTGAGCACGACCGACTCGCCCGCCTTGTCGATGGCCTTCGAGGCGCCCGACCGCTGCAGCGCCGCGCCGCTGTTGTCGACGGCCAGGCTCATGTAGTGGACGACGCGGAACATCTCGTCGCGCAGGTTCTTGAGCGACTCCAGCGCGTGCGTGAACGGCGCCGCGTCGGGCCCGATGACCTCGACTCGATCGCCCTGCGAGCCGCGCCACGCGCGCCCGGGCCCGATCTTCTGGTCCAGGTGGCGGTTCACGTCCTCGGTGACGCCGCTCAGGTCGCCGGGCTTCGGCGGCTCCAGGAAGAACGCCAGGAACTGGAACAGGCCCTTGTACTCGCCCCAGCTGAGCGCGCACGACTTGTTGAAGTGCTCGGTGGCGATGCTCTCGAGCTTGCCCATGGCGTGCAGGCCCTCGGGCAGCTCGAGGCAGGCCAGCGGCACGACGCCGAAGCTGTGCGTCCCCGCGGTGCGCTCGACGTTCGGGATCTCCGCCACCGGCGTCTCGGGCTTGGGCCGCTTGTCCTTGTGGTAGGCGATCCGCCAGCGCTCCCAGCCCTCGGCGGTGTAGTAGGTGAACTCCTCGCGCACCATGACGCCGTCGTCGTCGAGCGTGAGGCACTCGGTGTCGGTGCTCATGAGCAGCGCCCACTTCAGGTTGCCCTGGCGGTCGCGCTTCCACCGGCGCACGCACTCCGGCTCGACCGCGCAGGCGTAGACCTGCCGCTGGCCGAGCGCTTCCTCGTCCGAGAGCGACGCGGGCTGCTCCGCCGGCGCGGGCGGCAGCTCCAGCCGCGTCCACGCGCGCCGCTTCTTCAGCGCGCCCAGGATCTGGAGGCGCAGCAGCTGGCGCAACTCGAGCTTGGGCCCGAGTTCGCCGGCCACGCTCCCCTGGAACTCGGTGTAGAAGGCGTCGGCCTGGGTGCCGCCCTCGAGCTCGAGCGTGAGCTTCTCGCCGAAGAGTGCGGCGACGATGAAGTCGATGACCTGGCCGGCGTAGGGGATGCAGTAGGCGCGCGCGAGGCGCTCGGCGTACGACTGCGGCGTCTCGGCGTTGTGCTGGTGGAAGAGCTGGCGGAGGACCGCCTGGTTCTTTAGGAGCTTTCGCCCGCCGGCGTAGAGCGCGTCGCAGCGGGCCCACTCGTCGGCGTCGTACTCGGGGCTGGTCGCGAGCAGGTGACGGTAGAGGAGCGGCATTGGTCGCCACCCTGCGTGGCCACCCTGCCCCTCGAAGGACCACTGGCCAGCGCGAGCACGCGCGCGAGTGGCACCGCCGATGCGCCATCTCGGTCGACCATGAGCTTCGGCACCTCGGCCGGCGCGGGCGCGAGGACGGGCACCGCCACGCCCCACACCCAGACGTAGCCAGTCACGACGGTCGCACTTGGCGCCCTCGACATGAGCGCGAGCGCGACCGGCGCGGCGACCACGTCGCCGTCGACCTGGCTCACCAGGACGTCGGCGGTCGCCGCCGTGTCGACGGAGGAGGCGGCATCATCGAAGGACTCGGCACCGCGCGCGAGCGACGGTGAACCGATGGCGAAGAGCACGAGCAGACAGAGGGTCGCGGTGATGA